AAATACCAATGAGCCGAGCTATCGCCAAGCCCTTCTATGCTTTTGGGTCAACTGCTCCGATTGAAGCAACTGTTTCAACCCAAGCGTCAAAGCCTAAAGTTGTTTGCTTCTCTCTGGTTAGAGCTGACCAAGCGAGCCAGAGCAGGTGGGTAACTTTACCTTCCTGCCCTAGCTTCGCAATGCTGATGTTCTGCTCGGATTCAAACTTAACCATGTCAGCCATGATTATCTTGACATCCTTTTTGGTCTCGTCATTGAACTCGACCTGTAGCTGCATCCTCATCTTGGTCTCCTTTCTTATTTAGTTATCTAGGCTGATGTTCCTCTAGTGACTGCACCAGTGATGGTCCAAGTCAGGTTCTGAACAGCCAAGTCTCCAACAGCACCCGAAACAGGAGCAACATTGTCAACTAAGACTGTGAACTCATACTTAGGTGCATTAGTTCCCGCTGGAGTTCCAGCAGGGAAGACAGCTACTGTTGCAATGGTGTTGAACAGGTTGTAAAGAACGCTGTCTAGTGCTGTGCTTGCGTAGTCGTTGTGCATTGAAAGGGTTACTGAGCCAGACTTGAGTCCACCCTTGTATTCACGCCAGCCGGAGCTGCCGAAAGATGTGGTCTCAATGGCATCGGAAGTGGTGGTTAGTTCAACGGAGTTTACATTCTGCGAGATTGCAGTTCCGTTGAGCTGGACAACAACATCCGTCAGGATTTGCTTTGCCATTTATTTTCTCCTAATTAGTTAGCTAACACACGAACATTGAACTCGGCTGCCAGATAAGTAACATCTGAAATCAGCACTGATCCGTAGTTCGTCATTTCGGTCACTATGCAGTCAAAGGCCTTTCCGCCTAGTGTCCTATCCGATTCTACCGCAAGCGAAACGGATGAGTCTCCGGTGCTTGAGCAGTAGGCATCGAGATTTCTTTGAGCAGTTCTTTCATCTACCCTGCCAACAACTACCTGAACGGCAAAGTTGTATTCGGTCATTCCTCGCTTGAAGTCTTGGTGATACTGCACTCTTGCAAGTTGCACGATTGCGATTGGAGGCGATGGGTTGTCAGGGATAGTTGGGGAAACTCTTAGCCCCGGAATGGTTGCTAGGTTCGCAGCAAGTCCATCACGCAGCTCTGTGATTGAGGCCACTATGCCATCCTGATTTTGCGGTATGGATCAACTAGGTGCTGGACATCTGGGTCGAGTCTGAAGCCGACACGCATTGAACCAAGCTCTCCGCTGATAATTCCCAGAGGCGAGTCAAGTCGCTTGAAGATTCTTGAGGCAAGAATGACAGTTGCCTGAGTGATTGCGATTGGCACTGAAGTCCAACCCCAAGTGCCGACTATCTCGACTGTAGCTTCGCCGTTGCGGTATGGGAACAGGTAGTCCTCAATTGCTCTGATCTGGTAGTAAGAAGTTGTCACTCCACCTGCTCGACCATTCAGAGGCTCTGCCTGCCAGTCTTTCGCTTCCCAAGTGGTGTCAAAAGTCTCGCCGTCTTCGGATGTCCTAACTCTGGTCAGGGTAATAAAGTCCTCGGTCTCGCAAACATAGTTGTCAATAGGGGCAAAGATTTTGGTAGCAGTTCCAGCGTTGTAAAAGTAACGCTCGGTGTAGGAGTCAATCTGGCGAGAGGCTGATTCAATTGCCATTTCTAGTAACGGATCGTCAATGCCGTCAGCTATGCCTAGTGCTGCCTTGAGCTGTAAAAGTGAAGCGTAGCCATTTGTGATTGCCATTGTTCCTCCGCCTCTATTCTACCGACATTGTTCTGACCATCTCCGAAATCATCGGCCCTCTGAGGTAGCGGCTGTTGCGCCAGAGCAGCCGGTTGGTGTAGCTGAATTTGGTCGCAAGTCTTCGGTCAATCATGTTGGTTATGGTTGGTATCACTTCGATATCATCTCTGCCTAGCCGCTTGGCAATCATCTTTACTAGGTCGTATTTGGAAACCCAGTCATCGGGGACTAGGTGCTGAGTTCCAGCCAATAGGTAATTCTGTTTTATTATCCCTGCGACCACCCTTGCAAACGCCTCGGTTGTCACGCCGTTCCAGTAGTGATTGACAAAGCCGTTTATTCTTGCGCCTTCGGGTTGGTTCTTCACCCAGTCGAATAGCGAGCCTGTGCCATTCGCTCCGATTATTGAGCAGCGCAAATTGAGCCAGTTCGCTGCTGAGACCTCGCCTCGCTTCTTGCTCACGCCATAGGGGTCGGTTGCGTCTCGCTCGGATTCCTCGGTATAGAAACCTTTGTCACCTGCGAACACGCAGTCAGTTGCAATCTGAATGAAGTAAAGGTCTTTGCGAGTTGCGAGCAGGTGTGGAAAATCGCCGTTTATCTTTTCCAGCTTTTCTACTGTCGGCTTCTTCTGCGGGATTACACCAATGCAGTTAATAACAACATCGCCCTCGGTCAGCATGAATTGGTCAATCGAGTCAGGTGCTTCATACTCTGAGCGTGAGGGTGCAATCAGGTCAAAAGAAGAAAGCTCTTTGACCATCGCCGAGCCAAGCATCCCCTCAGCTCCCAAGATGAGAACCTTCACCGAAGCGACCTTGCAAGTTGTCTAATCTGCTCCATGCCTTCGGCTCTTTGGTCTGGTCCAAGCAATGCCCCAGAGAGTGTCATGCGGTCATAACCTCGGTCATAGACAATCCTCATCGTAGGGGTGTTATACGGCTTTACGAGACCAGTTTTCCTCATATGTAGCGCAAGACCCCAGTCGGCGAATCTTATGCCCTCAGGGAAGCCTCCAGAGGCTTGCCAGAGGTCTCTGGTCATGGGGTTAGCACCGCCCAATTCAAACTCATAATCAAGGGTCATTGGATTCCAAATGCACTGCTGAACCGAGTCCGAGCCTTTGGTTCTAAGCCAGTCGCAGACTAGGTTGCAACCTGCGGCCTCTGCCTCAGGAATTGAGTTCAAGGCTTTAGGTAGGAAGTAGTCATCGACATTGCAGATCGCTATCCACTTGCCAACGCATAGATAGATTGCTTGATTCCAATACTCGGCATAGCTGTTTAGGTTTTCTTTTATTACCCTGACAACACCCCCATTCGGAACGCTTGCCTTGACCGCTTCCCAGTTCTTCTCATCGGTGACAATGTTTATCTCAAACGGCTTAGTCTCAAGCGACTGCACTCCTGCCCACCATTGAGGCAGGAATTGAGCATAACCATCTCCCCAAATTGCTAGGGGCAGAGAGATTAGACCAGTGTCTTCAGGAATGGTAACCAATAGTGATTCCAAACTTTTACATCGTCAAACTGTTGAGCGAACTTGCGTGAGGTTTCTGAGTAGCGACCTTCTTCTTTTGTTACCTGATAAGCCTTCTCAAGCTGTTGTGCGATTGACGAGATGTAAGGAACTTTCCACCAAGCAATCTGCGCTTCATCCCAGAACAACTGGCCTTGAACCTTGAAGCCATCTTCTGCAACTAGGTCTCTTGGACCTGTCCAGTCGGATGCGATGACTCTTGTGCCACAGGCTTGCGCCTCAATGATTGGAATTTCAAATCCGCCACCGAGCGAAATCTGCAAGACAACATCGGCAGCCGAGTAGAAGCCAGCTAGATCTTTCGGATCAACACCTAAGCGGTAGTCGATGGGGTCAGGGAAGATAACAGAAGACATATCAAGCCCGCAAGCCTCGGCTAGTCGGGGAAGATGGAAGCCTCCATAAACACCCTTCGGTTCGGTGTGAACATAGAGATAAGCGTTTGGGTGTGTCTGTCGGAACATTGCAAAAGCCATGAAAGCCTCAGCGAAAGCCTTGCGGTGAATTGACTTGTTTGCTTTGTTAGCTGCATTCATTACGACTAGGAAGTCATCTTCCTTGACACCCAAGAACTCTCTGCCGTCTTGCTTGCCAATCTTGTCGGTGCGCTTAAAGGTGTTGACTGTATCTATCGAGTGAGGAATATAAATGCCCTCAATGCCGACATCTTGCAACTGCTCCATGCCGAAGGGTGACATTGCAATCGGTTGAACATTGTCTTTGTCTAGCCAACGCTTGACCGCAGGGGGCATTGAGATATGGTCTAGCGGTGTCCAGCTAAGAATGTTCGGCCACTCTTCAGTGGGCCACATCTCAGGCTTTAGAACCCAGACATCGCAAAGGGTCAGGATGTAATCTTTCCAATCCTTCTTTGCCATCTGCATCTTGTGTCCGACTGCAAGTGCATCCTGCGACATTGGCTCATAGCCTCTTGCGTAGTGCGGGATTTCTCCGTAAGGGGTTTTGTGTGTGGAATTGTTTCCCTCTAGTCCGTAGTTGGAGACATGAGCAACATTCGCTCCATGCTTTGCGAGATTGTCAACAAGTTGCCCGATCTGCATTCCATAACCTGTCGGCTGGTATGGCGAATTGGAGAAGGTTGTAACTGTTAGGTCTAACTGCTCTGGCTTCATAAATTCCTTTCTTCCCCCCACAATAGCAAAATCCCCCGACTTTGTGCCGGGGGACTTGCTAGATATCTAAGGTTGACTATGCAGCCGAACCCTTGAAAATCTGGAAGTGGCTCTGGTGTGACAGGTCTCCGTCAACACGAAGCATGAAGCGGAAGACGGCAAGGTCGTTTGCGAACTTGAAGTCATCGCTTCTGTCAACACGCAGAC